ACGCACTGCGCGATGTTGGTCTGGCCGTTGTAGGTGGCGGTGGGGATGGAGTCGGTCACGATGATGTCGAAGCCGGCCACCTTCATGCCGAAATCGCCGTCTTCGATGGCCTTCCGGTTCTGCTCGCCGCTGATCTGGTAGGTGAACTGGTCGCTTTCGAGCAGGATCTGTTCCACATCGGAATTGACCATCGCGTACCGGCCCTTGCGCGGGATCGCAAGCTGGTTGTAAGCCTTGCGGGCGCTGATGAACTGGTTGACGATGTAGTCAGCGGCGTCCGTCCTGGAGGTCGAAGCCGGGGTGATGGGGGTGGTGGGGTTGTAGGCGACCGTGCCGGGGACCTGGCCTTCGTAGTTCATGACGGTGGCGCCATAAACCGTGGTGATCAGGCCGGAGACGACCACGTTGTACTCGTTCTCGGCGTGGGCATCGGCCAGCATACGCGCCAGGTTGCCCATGAGCGGCACGTTGATCTGCTTGATGTCGATGGGGTCGAGGGTCGGGTAGCCGTAGAAGGCGTTGTTGACCGTGATGGAGAAGTTGTTGCCGGTCGTGGCCGTGGGAACCAGATCCTGGTTCATGATGTAGGGCATGATCGGGGGGGGATTGAGGATGCGGAAGGTGATGGTGTCACCGAAGTTTTCGAGCTTCTTCAGCGCTTCCGTGTTGGCGATGCGGCCCAGGAAGGACTCCCGGCGCATGATGTCCATGGTCAGACCTTCCACGATCTGTTCGATCAAGAGGGGCTGGCTGGAGTCGGTGACGCCCGTCATTGGGCTGGGGTTGGGATCGCGGATAATGGCCATGATGGATTCCTTTCAGGTGGTGCCGGATCCCGTCAACAACTAGGCGAACTGCGGAGCATTCCGCCCGTCAATGTTGATCGTGGATGCGGCAAAGCGTTTGCGGAGGACTTCCCGCTCCCGTTCCGTTCTGGCGTTCTGGAGGTCTCTTCCAAAAGTGGCCAGTTCGGCGAGCGACAGAGGGGTGTCTTCCGTGGGGGTTTCAGGTTGAAGTGAGGGAGGTGGCGGGAGCGCACTTCCGGTTCGGACTCTGGGGGCAGTGTCCATGGGGTGGGCGACTCGCGCCGGTTTCCCGTTCAGGCCTAGGTCAACGCCAGTGTCCCTGGAAAAATCCTTGAACACATCAAGCGCCTCTTCGGACGTGTACCTGCTCGTATTGTTGAGCACATCCACGTAGTACTTACCCTTGACTGGGGGCTTGCTTGCCAACCAATCCAGGAAAACGGGGTCCGTGGTGAGGGACGCTACCTTCTCCTTCGGGATCTTATGGTAAATCCCGCTGAAGACTTCCTCCTCCTTCATCTTGGAGAAGAATTGGCCCTGGTTCTGGACGACTGCCTTAACCTGCTCCCGCAGGTCTCCGATGATCTGGTACAGGGGGGCGATCAGGGCTTCCATGACCCCAATGGCTTCAGGGTAGTCCTCCCGATACTGCGTGACCGTGGCCGCATCAGCAGGGTTTAGGTCGGTGGGGATGCCACCAGACGTAACCTGGAGGGTAGAAAGCCTCTGGATCTGCTCATCGAGGTCGCCAAACTTCTTGTTGACCTGAGCGAGCGTGGCTTCCAGTTTCGCCTGGGCTTTGCCCATGGCCCTCTGTGCTTCGCGGGCATCGGACTCCCGCTTGGCCAGCCCTTCTTCGGTCTGGGCCCCATCCTTGATGGGCTTCTGGGGTGGTGCGGATTCCTCTGCCACTTCTTCGGTGGGAAGGGGATCGTCCTCGCCTACCTCCAGCCGGTCTTGGCCTGGGATGACCGTGTGGACGGTTTCGACAGTTCCTTCCGAGCCGAAAGGGTTCCCGGGATCGTTGGTCGTGTCATCGCCGCCCTGAAAACTTTCCTGATGAACCATCTGCCCTGTCTCCGGGTCACGAACAAAGCCAGCCTGGGCAAGAATGTCCAGACCCGCCTGATCGTTGGGAGAGGGTTTCGGTTCTTTGAACGTCTTATCTGCCATTGTGTTGCTCCAAATGACTGACGGGGACCAGGGTTATCCTGGCGACCCGGATCAGTCCAAATCGTTGGCTGTCTGAATCTGCTCGATCTCCTTGGGGATCTCAAGCAGGGTGTTGAGTAGTTGTGCTTGGCCCTGGATACGGGGCCCATCCACTGCGAGGTTTGGACATTCCAACAACCCTTCCATCGTTTCTCGGTACATATGCTCAAGCATGGTTTTCAAAGCCATATTGTTGAACAAGACCGCAGCCGTACCGGCATCGATGCCGTAGCATTCCTTGAACCGGTCCTGGAGGGTTTCCTTGATGTCCTCGGGCGTCTGATTATGCCTGGGCATTGGGCGCCTCCTCGGGGGTCGGGTTGTTCGGGTCTTGGGCGTTGTGCTTGGCTACGTCCCGGTGGATGGCCATCGGCATGGACTGGTCCAGCGCCATCTTCAACTCGGGGGTCATGAGACCCGTCTCTTCGGCCAATTTACGGAAGGCAGCGAGTTTGACCGTCTCGGCGTTTTCGGGAATGCCAGTGAACGCCTTCAATTGGGCATCCTGCTTGGACATCTGCGCCCTCTGCTTGCCCTGTTCGGCCTTGTTGGGGTCCCTACCCGCCTGCGCCTGGATCTGCGCCTGCTTCGCCTTGAGGTTCGTCTTCTCCACAAACTGCTCTGGGGTGAGGACGGCCTTCTCTTGGTCAAGGCCCAGGCCCTCAGCGATGGCCCTCAGCATTTCAACCTCGTCCATCCAATCCGGTTGCTGAACCTGGCGAGACTCGTTAAAGAACTCGCGGACCCTCTGTCCCACGATCTCCCGTTTCAGGGCTCCGCGCACACCCTGGACCAGAAGGTCGGCCTCAACCTTGTATTTCTCCCAGTCTGGGTAGAAATCCTGGATCCACTGGTAGGCATCGCGGAGGTGAGGCTTCCACCAATAGCGGTCGCAATTGCCAACCGTGTCTCGGATGAACTCTTCCAAACTGGCCCAGACAGCATTGGCCATGTTGTCCGTACGCACTCCAGAACCCATGTCCAGCCCGGTTGCCGCCTCGGTCACGCCAGTCACGATGGGTAACATGGATTCAAATAGCTTGTAGCAAGCCATCAGGTGCTCCAGGTTGCTGGGCACCTTGAAAAATTCCACGGGTTTACCGCTGGGGCCTTCCTTCCGGTTCACGCCCTTGTTCCGATAGATCCAGGTCTTGCGACCGCGAACCCGGAGATCCTTATTCTCGACGCCGGCTGCATCGATCATCGCCTGGAACCCGGAGGTGTCGGCCATGTCGTCATCGATGGAGCGGACCACATTGACCAGCATCTCGACCACTTCAAGGGCGCTCTCACCTACGCCGATGCCGAAGATGGAGCCCGGGTCACGCCTGAAGGGCACAAAGTTGACGGGCATCTTCCAGGGCTGGAACTTGCGCTTGCTGATCTTGAGGATGTGCTTCTGACAGAACCAAATCTCCCAGATGGAGTCCGTCATATCCTTGGTTTGGGTCTTGTCCAAATCTTTGAGGTGGGGGAACTTCTGGCCCAGGTCTTCCAGCGCGTCTTTCGTAAGGATGCCCACTCGCATCCAGACCACATACCGGTTGAGCGCAGCATTTGACACATTGGTAATGAAAGGTGCTATTTCCCACCGTTTTAGATTGCCGGCCCAATCTCCGAATGGCATATCGTGAATAAGATCGGCCACTTCACTGGCAATAAAGGTTGGGTCTTCCTGGAGGGAACGGAGTTGGTGCCCAGACCACACATGGTGGAAATGAACGTACTCCATTTCCTGTGCCTTCTTGCCGTTGGGATCAGGGTAGACCCACTGGGGGTCATACATGGTCCACATCGGCTTGGCCTTATCTTCCGCCTCGATCACATCGGAGCCATCCTGGAAGCGCAGGCGAGGGTTGGAAATCTGGACAGGTCCATAGACCACCGCTGAACCGTAGGTGGCGATGAACTGGGTCATGTCGTCCATGAAGTTTTCCATCTCCATGGCTTCATGAATGTCTTCATATTCCTCGCGGAGATGCCGGATGCGCAGTTCTTGTTCCTCTGGCGACATCCTCTGCGGGTCGTTGCGAGGGGAGGGTTTGATCTCCCATGGCCGGCCCTGAATCGGCCAGACATTCTTGAACAACTTGGCCTTGGCGATCTGGATCAAACGAGGAAGACGGCGGTAGAAGAACGTGCTTTCCTCATACCCATCCTGCGGCTCGTTCACATCCTTGCCGGCATTGTATTTATTGATCTTCATCCACTTGGATTCTTTTTCTCGACGCCCGTAGTCGGCCAAGTCGATCTCTTGGTAGAACGATCCGAGCAATTTATGCACGGCATCGATCTCTTTCTCCTCGAACATGGGTTCTTCACCCACCGGGCCATCAGGCAAAGCCGGGGCATTGGGCCCGTAGTTCGGTGGAGTCACCTGCATCATCGAGCCCGTAGGCGCGGTCTGGAGGACTGAGCCGGCAGGCGTTCCCGGGACCTTCGCTGGTGCCATGGAACTGAGTCCTTGCCCGATAGCCATTTAGACCCTCCAGGACCATGCTAAACCCAGGGGACAAAAATGCCTATCACATCGTCAAGGTTTTATCTGTTTTGCCTTCCCGCTCGGAACGGCTTCCAGTCTTGAATATTAATTTCACTCTCGAAATCGCCCGGGTCTTGCCACGGCGCCCGGTCCAAAGGGTGCCCGTACTGGACCATTCCTTTGACCAGGTAGCGAACAGAAGTGATTACGTCAAATTTCAAGTCTGGGGTTTCCGCCTTGGGTCCATCACCGTCCTTGTTCCATCCGTAGGACTCATACTGCTCCATCAGGGTCCGCAGATTTCGGGAAAACTTTAGTCTCCCGGAGTCAAATCTCTGCCACATCTCATCCATGCCGGGGAGGAACGAGTTGTCGGCCTTGATGTATTTCCTTTGCTCCTCGGGGATTTCGGCCC